TTACCTCGTGAATCCCGGGAGGGATCCACCCTGGAAACTCCTCGAGAAACTCTTGGAGTATGCCAGTCATGGCGTAGCTGCACTCTAAGGCGCTAGTGACCTTATTGAACACGGAGGTTTCCCCCCGTACCCCATACGCAGCGCCGGGCCCGAAGCTGAAATCCATCTGTTCGAAGGACGGGACATCACCAAGTATGTGAGCGATTTTTCGTGACGCGTTCGAAAGAACACGCTCCACGGAACTACCGAAAAGGTAGCCCTCGTCTCGCATACGGAAGCGATGGTTTGTCCGACGACATAAAGACTCAGCATCATCAAACTTCGACTTAGCCACCTTTTTAGTGTCGATCTTTGTGTCCAAGTAAGGATACTTGGAGAGGATCTTCACAGATTGGTAATCTAAGAAGAAGCTGAGAGGGTCCACATAACTGAGAGGATTGATAGATTTACGCACCAGCTGCTCGTACTCATGATATTTAGTCATGAGATAGCAAGACAGACTGGTGGCAGTGTCTATCGCTTCCCAGTATTTCTGTGCGTATGATAGTGCGTCCAGGCGAATGTTCGCCCGAATGGCTGCTTGGATGCTCATAGCAGTTACCTCAAATGTCCACCGTCTAGACGACGGCGGTGGGTCCGGGCACTCACTCGGGAGAGTGAGTGTGCAGCTGTCATACTAGGCGTGAAGCTTAGTACGGCAACTCGTACTTCTCGAACGCGTCCGTCACGAAAGTGTTGGACAGTACGTTCTTGATGTACGCCTGCAGGTCCTTACGGTCCTGCAAGGTGCATCGCTCTGGGATGGTGGCGATCAACTCGACCACCGGGCGGTACGAAATCGTAGCCGCCGGAGCGATACCGGAAATCGTGCTGTTGGACACGACCTCCAGCTTCGGAGTCTCGATCTTGATCGAGAGTTTGAGGTTGCGAGTCGCCTCTTTCGAGGGACCCACAGGCCGCGCAAGGGTGAACGTCAGCTTGTTATAGCCGATGTAGACGCCCGCAACGCGGTCTTCCAGCAGCGCATAGTCCGCTAGGGCTTTCGCAGGTGCGAAAGTATGGGCAACGGGTGTGCCCTGGCCATCGTTGATGACAATGTTGGCGATTTGCGCCATGTCAACTCCATGAGGAATGCTCCGGAAGGAGCGTTAATGAAAACGCGCGCACAAATGCATGCGCGCGCCGACAAGCGATCGGTTTTCACCAACCGCGGGCACAGACGCCACGTGACAGACCTTATTTAAGGGCCTGAAACAGAAGCGCCATCCCATTCGCAAGTTGCCTTTTGGACAACGAGAGATCAGGGATTACCAAGTGATATCGTGGGAAGCCTCCCAAGACATTGCGACCTTTCACGACTTCAATCGTTGAGGCCTCAGTGTCCCAGGTTGCCCCGCCGATTCCGGCGGGCACGATATGAGTCGAATTAAAACTCGACCCTTTGGCATTCCAACTTTCCCACCCCTTCTGAAACTTGACCCCTTGTGGGGGCACAATTGACGAAAGGTAGTTACCAACCGGAATAAACCAGTCGACGACGAAGGAGAGTGGTACCAGCTCCCAGGCAATGTTCAAGGGATTGAACAAGCCGAACGCATCAATCTTCCTGTATAGTGGGTTATCCACCACATAGAAGACAACGCATTTAGCCCGTATTTCACCCTTTACGTGGTTTTTGTATTTCCAGTAGCTATTACTACTTAGCTTCTGACAATCTACTCCGACCACGTCACCGCTTTGTTTACGAAGTACTTCGAGCTCTGGGGGATTCCTCTTATCGAGGGCCTTACAAGCACCGTATACATCGTGGATCAAAGGCACTAGTCCGTAGCTTACGGCTAGTTGCGTGTTGGCGGCCACATCGGCTACATCTTTCAGCCTAGGGTTCCTCTTGCCAGTTATGGCAGCGAGGGCGCCTGACACGTTGCCCCTTCTAAGTTGACGGATAAACCCTGCGGTTTTCTCCATCGCGCTCGAGACAAAGGCGGCGGTCTCCCGGTATTCACCAAGAGTGACGCCAAGATCGATGTCTACGTCTCGAACCTTATCCAGGACACGACCAACAACCTTATTTCTAAGGTCGGGGATTGACGGGCAGTTCAGCTTATCGCCGAACAGTCCACCAGGGATACTGGTAGAACCATTCGTGACCGCTTCCCAGAAGGTGAGATACCCTCTGGTTTCGCGTTCAGTCCGAAGTCCGCTGTGGGTATTACCCCACGGGCAGATGCCATCAATCCGCCTCCACGAATAGCTTTTCAACGGCAACGATAACCTTTTCTTCTTCAGCTTGTAAAAGCCTGGAGTTGAGGTCGAGGACTCTTGATAAGTCCCCCATTTCTGATCGTGCGTTGATAGGCCGTAAATGGAGCGGTGCATACCTTTAACCTATTTCTGACTACCTACCTTGGTAGTAGATAACCAAAGGAGTCCAAGGGAACTACGTGTCCCTCAGATACTTCGCTCTCTTACGAGAGAAGCCCGTGTTAACGGGGGCAGCATTGCTGCTGACGGATGGCTTGCGAG